TATTTTCTAAACCTGGAGTAAATGTATATTTTAATTTTTTATAAAATTCTTTGAGAAATAATGCACTTAAATTATATACCGGAGTATTTGCAAAATGAGAATTTTGTTTAGATGTAGAAAATACTAATTCTTCCGGATCTGATAAACTATGGTAAGTAGTAATTCCACTAAATCCTCTTACACAACCAGTAAATGTATTTGTGGTTACTCCAGTATATGTAATAATTTCATCATCTATTTTTAATAATCCAAAAGTCTGAGGATACCCTTTTGTACTATTAACTGAAATAGTGGAATTTGAAGAAGAAATACCAACAGAAAGATATGTATTATTATTTACAACTTCAGGAACTAAATTATCTAATTTTAAATATTGATCTAAATTTTCAGCAATGTCTATAGGACCTCCCTGATACTCTTGAGAGGTATAATATTGTTTTAAGAAAGTAGATGTTAATGGACTTTCTTGTAAAATAAAACCCGGAAGTTGATTTTCAATTATATCCTGAATCTTAATTCTTGTCTCAAAACCAGTTTGTATCATACTACACTACCCTTACTATTTGACTATCTTCTGAATCAGAATAACTAGAACTACTTATAAATTGACTTCCAGAAATATTTTGACCAGAAGATACTGTATCTTTTACCATATTTATCTTACTTTTTTTAATATCAAAGTAAATATAAAGATTGTTTAATCCCAAAACATCATTTGATTCAGGATAAGATTGAATTTCGATAACATTATTTGAAATTACTGTTGAAGTTATATTGATAGGATTTAGATATATTGATCCAGTCATATAATTCACTATTCCCGCATTTCTAACTACTTGAATATAAGGAAGAGAACTATTTGTAGAAATCCCTGAAGTTGAATTTACCTGTATAATTGAAATTATACCCATACCACTGCCATCAAGATTTCCTGAAGAATTTTTATTTGGTAAATCAGTAAGATATACTGTTGTATTTGGTAATGTTGATATATAAAATCCAGTAGATTTTATATTGTATCCTTCAGGATCAATGTGAAATTGATTTCCATAACATATTTCATATTGAGAAGTCTGATTTACTTTTGCAACTAAATCTCTTCTAATTTTAACTCTAGTAATATTTGAGGTAATAGAACTATCTGTGTTATCAATAACTTGTAGTGCTTTACTATATTTAAATCTCCCACCAAACTTATTTAAATCTATTGAATTCGCATATGTATTTAAAGATTTAATTATGCTATCATGTAAAGAACTTACTGATGATACTCTAGAATTTGTATAGTAAACATATGATTCAATTTCAATATGTAATAATTGAAGATCTACAATTGTCTGTTTAATTCCAGATAAACTATAACTTTTTAATTTATTCAATATTTGGGTTTTATCAAATTCTGACACATAAAGTCCATTAGTTGGTTTAATACTTATTTGAACAACTCCATATTGTGGTGGACTTAATTCTTCCCCACCCACAATTGAAACTGATTCTGTATTTGAATACAATGTTGGAATAATCGCCTCATAATCTTGAGCAGTCACTGCTCTATATTGAGATGAATATATTTTTGGAGCATAATATTTAATTGAATCTAACTCTTCAATATTTGATCCATTAGATGATGGTATATTTGTAGTAATAACAACATTTCCATTTGGTATGACTTGGTTATTTGAACTATCTTTTAAACTTCCTGCGTATGTAAAATTTGCGGACCCATTACCACCTTTTCCATTGCTGATGATATATGATGCCGTAATTACCGCTTGATTTTGAAGTTTTTTACCAAAGATACCATCTCCAAAAAATAATTGATACTCTTCATCTTGAATTTCTTGTATAAAATAAATTTCAGAATCCGAATTAACATTGATAATATTATCTACCATATAATATTCAATTCCCAGTCCAGTATCGGCAGATCCTTTTACATAAACTACCAAAGTTGAAGTATCAATATTTGAATTTGCCAGAATAAATCTTTGATCAAGAGATCCGTCATATACAAATTGCTGAGTTAAATAAGTACCTTCATATACAGTAATATTGTTAAAATGCGCAAAACCGCTTATAATTGGAACGGTAATATTTTCAGAAATTGAAAATACATAAGATCCATTATCAATATTTCCTACACATACTAATCCTGGATTCAATGTAAGTGTTGGACTTGTACTTAAAGTTGGTACTGAAAAAGATATAACTGCTCTTGCCGATGCAGTTGATCTCGGAACATATCCAATATTTCTTGCCAAAGAAATTACATTTTCTCTTAAAGTTGCAGAATCCAAAAAGGATTCATTAACAATCATATTTGAGTTAAATGCAGTTATGTATGTATTATATGCTAAAGTATCTATTATAATAGAAAAATTTGATCCCTCAAAATCAAAATCCGTGAATGTGGAGTTAGCCCGGAGATAATCTTTGATTGATGTTTTGATTTGATCAAAATCTAAATTTGTAAATTTGGTAAAAGGCATTTTATCTAGTTGCCTCTAATAGAAATGTAAATTTTTGATTCGGAGTTTGTTGCCCTATGATATCAAAAGAAATAGTGACCTCAAAACTATTTTGGTCTGGCTGAGGATTTACTTTAACAACTGTATTATTTACTCTTGGTTCATAATTTGCAATTGTAGTTTCAATTTCATTTTTTATAACTGATGCAGTACCATAATCTACAAAATCAAAAAGAAGTGATCTTACATCAGAACCAAGAGTAGAATTAAAAAATTTTTCGGTTGGAATTGTTTCTACTAAGTTTCTAACTGATCTTATAATTGCATTTTCATTTAATAATACAGGTAAATCTTTTGTAACTGGATGAGGTACAAAGGATAAACTAATATCTTTAAATGATCTAGATATCCTTTGTACCGCCATTTTAGTAAAAATTTCTTCAGTTATTTATGTTCATTTCCATGAAGAACCATATGTAGGTTCAGTTCCATAATTCCAATCATCATAGTCTTCATCATTACGAATTTTTTCATGAAGATCAGTTTGTTTTTTTAGGTTATGTTTCGGTGCATAATCGTGCATAATTTCTTGAAGCACCCGTTGTGTGGGAATTCCAGTATAGTCAGTAATTAATTTTGTTGTTCCCCACATTTCTTTCATATAATTTGAATTTCTATCGACTGGTAAATTTGACATTTTAGGATCCTGTTTTGTTAAAAAACAGAACTTTTATAAAGGAGGTTCCTATCTCCTTATATGTATTTAACGATTTAAATGTCTTAGATTATAATTATTTGAATTTAAATATTTGAGCAAATCAGATACAATTAATTTTGGATTTCCCGATCCACAAGTATATACATCTATGGCAATACATCCTTTTTCCGGCCAAGTATGGCATGAGGCATGACTTTCAGAAAGTGCAATAACAATTGTAACTCCTTGTGGAGTAAATTTGTGTTTAAAAATATTTAAAATTGTCATTTGAGCACGTTCAATGCCATGTTTCATTACTTTAATCAATCTATCGCAATCATTTAGTAATTCATAACTTACATCATATACTTCTAATAGAATATGGTCTCCCATTGAAAATTGTTCCAATTCACAAAAATCTCCTTATTTAACTTTGAAATTATATTTATTTCTTTTTTTGGTTTTTAGGTTTTTTCTTAGACGAGACAAGTGCGCACTTTTATATAAAAACCTTAAAATTTCTATAAAAACCTTAAAATTTTTATAAAAATCTCTAAATTCTTATAAAAACCTTAAAATTTCTATAAAAATCTCTAAATTCTTATAAAAATTCATAAAATATCTAAGTTTTCATCAAATTTCATGATCATTTTGCGAGAAAATGTTAGATTTTTCTGTATTCTGATATCAGAATTTTGAAAAGTCCAACAATATCCGCCATCATCTAAGAATACAACCCATTCAAGATCGTGTTCTTGTGAACGATCAATCAAAAAAAATGCCCATCCTTTTCCTTTTGGAGTGAGAACGGGTATTTGTGGATTTAATTGAATCATGAGATATTATTTTCCTTGTCCTCGGTACTTTTTTCGAGCAGGATTGCTTGAAGATGCAGAATATTTTGTATTTTTTCCGTCACCCTGACGAGTATTTTTAGGATGTGATTCAAGTTTATTAGAACCACTGAGTGTTTTTTTAATTGCCATCATTAATCTCCAATAATTTCAGTATCAATATCAGTTGGATGTGGAGAACCTGTCTCATAGAACTGTGTTGACAAGTTCTCCATGATTTCAAAGTAATCTTCTTCAGAAAGATTTGAATAAATTTTTCTTCCTTTTACAAAGATATTATAATTGTTCATCAGATTATGCGAGTTTTTTCATGACCAACACGAATTCGTGGATCACACCAAATATCAAATCCTGAATCTTTTGCATCAAGGCAGAATGAGACATCCTCACCACACATATCCTGAACTTCTCCAGACTCAAAAACCTGCATCTTAGGCGCAAACCAGGGATATTTCATATTTGAGTGCTCAAAAACACCATATTTAATTAAAAGCCATCCAAAACCCGTATAATCCACGGTGAAAGGTTTTCTGCGCTTTGAAATACTTTCCAAAGTTTCATGATTCATCACTCCACCATTATTTCGGAAATCATTTTCTTCTAACCAGTGTGCAACTGATGTTGTCATTCCATCTTCGGTACAGTACCATCCTGCGGCAATATCTTTTTCTAGAAGTATAAGTTGCCAGAATTTTTTACTATCAAACACAATATCACTATCAATCCATAATTGATAATCATATTTCAGTTTTCCTTGCCAGGGTAATTGATCTGGTCCGGCAAGTACATTTGCCCCCAGACACTTGCAGCGAGCAAAATTCACCATGGAAGAATAATCTTGAGAAATTTGAATACTCGCTCCGGCCTGTACAATATCAAAACAGAGTTGTACAAAATTCTTTAGAAATATGTATGAAACTCCTCTTCCTGGAAGACAGAAAACAATTGATTTTCCACGGATCATTTCACGGGCTCGATCATAATCCCATTCTTCTGTTTGTTCGGCAACGGGCGCCTTTGACTTAACGGTAAATCCTTTTGTCATTTTAATTAATTTTTAATAAATGTTTATAGGTTTTGTCATTTACAATGTGAGAAATTGTTGATCTATGAACTTTATAAATTTCTCCAAGTTTAATTGTATTATACTCTCCGGTATTATACAATTTTCTAATCTCAATTACATCAATATCTTTAAGTTTAGATGCTCCATTACTTTCACCTTTTTGATATCCAGTATAACATCTTTTCTTATTGATTTTATCTTTTACATTATCTAAGTTTGTTCCTGCAAATAAGTGTAGTGGATTTACGCATGAAGGATTATCACATGTATGAAGGCAATGTAATTCTTTTAATGATTTTGAATAATAAATTTCATACATTAAACGATGTACTTTAAATGTTTTTTTATTATGAGAAATTATTCCATATCCTTTTTTATCTTTTGCTCCACTCCATATCAAACAGTGATTTTTGTCGAGAATATCTGGAAGATTTTTATTAATTCGATCAATCAACTCCATTTAATTTCAATCAGTTACTTCAGTATCATAACTCATTATATAGGTATTTGTCAATTAGTTATTTTCTGAAATAATCAGATCCGTGCCTTCTAAATTAATTAAAACTTCGGTATCTTCGTACCATGAAAGTTCGTTCATCATCCATTCAGGTATAGTGATGTAATAATTTCCGGTAATTGGATCAATCTGAATGGATTGAATATTTTTGTTGGAATTTTTTTTCATTTTCTGTATATAAGTTTACAAATTTACATTATATAGTTTTTTT